AGAAGAAGTGTTAAAGAGTAAAAGATTAACTGAAGAAAAAATAGAGATTCAAGTAGTTGAAGTTTCAGAAGATGTAGATATCGCATTAGAAGAAGCAGAGATACCGGAACCACTTTCTGGTGTAGATGTAGGTGAACCTTTAAACGAAGAAGTTGGTGAAGAAGGTGAACCTGGACTTGATTATCATGAAGAAGATTTAAAAGAGACTGAAGAATTTGAAAAGTATGATGTGTCTCAAAAAGAAGAAGAAGAAGTTGTAGTTAACGTGAAAGAAGAAGATCTTCCAAAGCAAGTTGAAGAATCATCTGACAATATAGCTTATAAACTGCAACTTGAAAAAGATGATGACATTGCGGTTGTCATGAAAGAATCAGATCTTTTGAAACTGCGAAAAGATGAGTTAGTTGACTTGGCTGTAAAACTTGGTATAGATATAACAAAGAAAACAAGACCAATGTTAGCACATGAAATAGCCGAAGTAAATGAATAGGTGATTATTTATAATGGGAGTATTGTTTAAAACAACTGATGTTAACATTAACATGGAACCGGATGATTTTCAGGAATTAAAAAACAGAATCTACAGTTTCTATGGTTATCCTCATGTTCAGATAGAGTTGAAAGATGAAAGTTTAAAGTATATTGTAAAAAGAGCTGTGATGTATTTAAATACCTATGCTCCTAAACTTGACATGATTACTAAATCAGTATACCCTCAAATTGGAGAGTATACAGTTAGTGAGTATGAACAAGTTAACGGAGTATTAGATGTTTTTGTGTCAGTTGAGTATCTGATAGGATTGGGACTTCCTATTCAAGCAGTATTGGGAGTACCAATGAGCTTAGCTTCAAGTAGAAACTTAGATCATTTAACGTCTTTTATTAGTATGTATGCTGCTTATGATCTTTCTAAAAGAATGTGGGGAACACACCCACGAGCCGAGTTAATTCCACCTAATTCTATAAGAATTTCACCCATTCCCTACATGCCTACACTTTTTAAGTTTGCTATAACAGTTGATCATGATTCTAATCTTTCATCTTTAAACGAGTTTGAAATTAACTGGCTTGTAAGATTTTGTCAAGCTAGCGTTGGAAAAGTACTTGGACAAGTTAGAAGAAAGTATGATGGAGTAACGCTACCTGTTGGAACTTTATCAACAACTGGTGGAAGCTTGTATTCAGAAAATGATGCTATTGAAAAAGAACTTATAGAAGAGTTAAAGAATCGTAGAAAATTTCCAGAATCTTTTATTACTGTAGGTTAAAAATGCATAAACCTTTTTACTATTTGTTTGATGAAGATGAGTATAAACATTTTATTAAACAAGTTATGAAACAGTTTAGAGGAAGTGAAGAATACAGTATCTGGAGAAATAGCAGAGATAGAGACAAGTGTGCGGCAACAGGAATGACAAACTATGACAATGGTATACAGATAGAGGTTCATCACTACGGTAAAACACTTTGGGATTGGGTAGAATATATATTAAATTTTTTCTACTTAGAAGATTTACCTCTCAACAGTTTTTACATTTGTCTAATTTTAAATGAGTTACATAGCAATGATTGTATTTCATACGTACCACTAACACACTGTATACATAAAATGCTCCACACAGATTACAGAGCAACAGTTGCACAGTACCCAGACATTTTAAGTAGCATTCACCCAGAAAATATGGCACTTTCAGATAAAATAATAAAAAATTATGTTAACTTATTAAAAGTTATTCTCAAAGAGGAGGATTTGTTAAGCAATGAAGCAGTCTAGAAAAATGAAGATGGTTTTTACTTTAAAGAGTGGTAAGTCAATTGTAGTTTCTATGTTAGAAGAACAGTGTTTTAATGTTTACAATCAGTGGGTCAAGTTTGTACCAGAAACATCAACAGTTGATGTATCAAAGATTAATCTTGATAAGAAAAGAGAAAATATGATTGTAGAAACAATAGGTATTTTGTTAGAAGAAATTGCAGCAATACAGATAGTCGAAAATCACTGTGAAAAAATAAACAACAATGAGTAGGTTTAAATGTCATTTTTAAGATACTACGATGAAGCAGTAGTTGATTATTTTCAAAGTTTAGAAATAGATGATGGTGAAGAAAAAAGAACACCACAAGTTATGTTTGCTGTAGCATCTAGGCAAGGAGTTAAACTGAATGTAAATGAAGATACTGTTCCAATTATGCCCTTTATTGCTGTTACAAGATCTAGTATTACACCAAACACTCAAACACCGATAGTAAAGGGACATGTCCATCGACCTAGAATTTTTAGTCTAGATTCAAGTAAAAAACATTATGTTGGAACGGAATTGATGCCATACAATTTGAACTATCAGGTTGACATTTTTAGTTTAATTCAAGATATGTACTACAGTATAATTGAAGAAATTATTTTTAAAATGTATAAGAAACACTATGTTCGAACACAGTTTGAAACAGATGGACATGTAATTACAAACAATGGTTATATTACTAACATTTCATACAACGATTCAACATCATATTCTCAGATTGCGTCAAATTTAAATAGAATTTTTCATGGAGTTGTTACTTTTACGCTTGAAGCAAACATTGTTAGTACTGATTTTAAAACACACTCCGTTTTAGAAGAAGTTGTTGATCAATACAATGATGAAGAGTTAGTTAAAACAATAGAAGAAACAGCAGAATAAGGTTAAAAATAAAATTAATTAAAGAAATTATTTTAAAGAGGTGTTTATTGTATGATGCATGCAAGCCCTGGAGTATACTTTGAAACAGTTGATTACTCTACTTACGCTGCAAAATTATCAAAAACTATACTAGCGTTAGTAGGAAAAACAGTTAAAGGACCAAGCACTCCAACATACATATCAAAAGTTAGACAGTATTTAGACACATTTGGTGTTCCAAGAACTGGAGAGTACAGTGCTTTAGCTGCAGTTAGTTACTTAGAGCAAGGAAACGCGCTTTGGTTTAGTAGATTAGTTGGATCGGATGCTGTTAAAGCTTCAGTAGAAATTCCAAAAGCATATGAGATAGAAGATGAAGTAGTAGCTAATGCAGCTGATGGAAAATCTTATATCTACTCTGCTACTCTTAACAATGAACCAATACCTGGAACTATAAAAATAACAGTAGCAGATCCTAATGATTCTACAGTTGTTTACTCAATTGTTGACAGTGTTAACGGAGTATTTTCTCCAGTAACAAATGCTAATATTGCTGAGTATCCTAACTTCATTGACTATGATACAGGAAGTTTCAGATTTACGTTAGACAACGTTGTTCCAACAAATGAGATTAGTATTCAATACAACTACAGAGAAGTTGATGTAGTAAATACTCTAATATACACTGTAGAAACAGTTAATGAAGTAGACTACAAGTATTCTGGTATACTAAGTCATCCTAATATAATTGTAGATGATGATTTTTCTATTACTGTAAATACTAAAACGTTTGTAAAAGACGGTGATCCAGTAGAAAATGTTTACAACTTAACAGACGGTGGAAGTTTAGTTGGAACTATCAACAGTATCACCGGTGCGTGGGAGTTAACATTTGCAATTGATGATAACTTAATAGTAACAGACAAGATTTACGCAAACTACACTTACATGTTGTATAAAGTAAAAACACTTGGTGTTATTGGAACAGATGGTGTTGCAGAAGCTTTTATTGACTCTTTAAACGCCGTAGTTGTTCCGGAATCTGTGTCAATACTAGTTGATGGTGTTTCAGTTGCAACAGACAACGGTGAAGGTGGTTTTACTGGTGACATAGTAGACTGTACTAACACAGTAGATTATACAACTAAAGCTATAGAGTTTGCTCTAGTTACACCACCTGAAGATGATTTTACTATCAAAGTTTCTTACACAGCTAAGTACAATCATGTTATCTTTACTGCAACTGAAGAAACTGTTGGTGGAACAAAATCTGCTACTTTAACACACGCTCCTGTTATTAAAAACAGTGTAACTGTTACAATTGGTTCAGATATTTTAACAGATGATGGCGAAGGTCTTATTTTAGGAAACGGTGCAAACGGAACTATAGACTACGATACCGGTCTTATAAGTATAAACTTTACACAAACTCTTGCTATTGGTGGAACAATAACAGCTACATACTTACAGAAGATTGGTGAAGCTAATTCTTTAGCTTATGGAAGTTTCTACAATGGAATTACTCTAGAATTTTACAATGATCAGTACAACGGTTATGGTTTAAAAGTATGGAATTCAGAACAGTCTACAACAAATACACCGGAAGAAAATTGGAAAGATCTTGAGTTTGACAGTCCACTTTCAAGTAAATATTTCATGTCTAAGATAGCAAGCAGTTTAATAGAAATTGAACTTTCAGACGAAACATCTACTGCAGCACCTATACTTAACACAAAGTTAGTGTTGAGTGGTGGTACTAGTGATACTGATAACATATCAGACAGTGATGCAGTAAACGCTTTAGATGAGTTTGCAAACGCTGAGTCATATGATATTAACTTAGTAGCATGTCCTGATTTTCCTGGAAACAAAACAGTTATCAATAAACTTATAAGTTTGTGTGAAGTTCAACGTGGAGATTGCTTTGCAATAGTTGATCCTCCACAAAACTACACCGTTCAGAATGTAGTTAACTGGCACAACGGCGATGGTCAGTGGGCAAGTGAAAATTCCTTAAACTCAAGTTTTGCAGCTCTTTACTATCCATGGGTTATGGTATCTAACAACTTCACTGAATCTAATGAGTGGGTACCACCTAGTGTAAAAATAGTTAGTATGTATGCTTTCAGTGATTCAAGATCTGATGTCTGGTTTGCTCCAGCAGGTTTAAACAGAGGAAAGTTGTTCAATGTTCTTAAAACTGAAAGAGTTTTAAATGTTAATGATAGAGATCTACTTTATTCAACAGGAACAAATGCTGTTAATCCAATATGCAACTTCGTTGGAGATGGTATTGTAGTATTTGGACAAAAAACACTACAGAGAAAGAGTTCAGCACTTGATCGTGTTAACGTTATGAGACTTATGTTGTATATCACTAAGATTCTTGCAACTTCAACAAAATACTTACTCTTTGAACCTCATGATCAGTTAACATGGTTGCTGTATAAACAGTTAGTTAATCCAGTATTTGAAGATATTAAGGGTAGAAGAGGACTCTATGAATTTAGAGTTGTCTGCGATGAAACTACAAACACACCGTACTACATTGACAACAACACACTTGTCGCAGAAGTTTGGTTGAAACCAACAAAAACTACAGAAAGAATTATAAACAGATTTATTGTAACATCAACTGGAGCTAACTTTGACGAGTTAATATCTGCAGTGTAGTAACAAATATAAATTAATTAAGAGAGGGAGAGAAACCTCTCCCTCTCAGTTTTAAACAATTAAACAAAACAATGAGGTGAATTTTTTAATGATAACACCAGAAAGAACTTTATATCACCCACTACCTATTGGTGCAGATTTTATTAGAAAAAACGTTTTTGAACTAATTATAGGTGGTTTAGCAGGAGATCCTCTTTCTATTTTCTGTAACAAAACAAATATTGTACTACCAAAAACAGCAACAATTGATGTTCCATGGATTAGTGGAATTATGAGAGTTGCTGGTAGAATAAGTTCAGGGTATGAACTTAATGTTAGTTTTATCGTAGGTCAAAAAGGAGCAAAAAACAGTGTAAGTCAAGATGCCTTACAGAGACTCTACACTTGGCGTAACGATGTTTTTGATCATGATACTGGTAAGATAAATTTAGCTAGTAACTATAAAAAAGAAGCTAACCTTTTAATCTACGACGTTACTTCTGAACAATTAGTCTATGATTTTAAAATTGAAGGACTGTGGCCACACTCTATTCAAGACATGCAGTTTGCTGTTGAAGATGCTGGAGTTCTAGAACTTCAAGCTGTTTTTGCTGCTGATAAAATACAGATGGAAAACGTTTCTAGTTATTAGTTGAGGTGTTTCTTATGTCAGAAGATCTTAAAAAGGGTGAATGGAACAAAAATGATATGTGTTCAAAAATGATAAAAGAAAACGGAGAAGTTATAGTCAAACTTTCTGAAAAAATAGAAAAAGAAGTACTAGATATGTTTCTAAACTCAGAAGAAGTTAACTTGTTTTTAGAAGAAACAGATAAAAAAAAAATAACTGAGTCTGTCACAGCGTCTGTAGATAAAATGCTTGTAGAGGATAGGGTGTATACTCATCCTCTATTTGCGTATGACAGTAGATTTCCCGGTGGAGTAGATGAAAAAGATCTTTATGAGAAAGAAGAAAGAAAAGCTGTTGATCAACAATCTTCATCTCAATTTTGGAAAACTTTTAAAAATAATTTAAAAGATACATCTTTGCAATTTTTAAAATATGGCCCAGGTAAAACGAATTTTAATATTTTTAGAAATACACTAGATAGTATATTAAATGGTGTAATAAGTGATAAATTTATTGAAAAATTTGGCAGAATTTACAATGTTGATAATAAATTAAGAATAGTTTTCAATGCTATAATGGATGGTTTAACAAATCGTCAAGATGCTAAAACAATATCATCAGAAATTTTGCTTATAGCTAAATCTATTACAGCAAAATCTACAGAAAATAAAGAAGAAAAAAGAAATATTGATAATTCTGATGTTGATAATTATCATGAACTTGTAAAAGATTATAATAAAAAAGTTGATAGTAAAAATGAATTTAAAGGAATAAATACTTCTTCTAAAAAACTTACAACTTCAAAATCTTCTTTAATAGCAGCGTCGTTAGATAACATAAATATGTTTGCAACTATAGCAAATTTTATAGCAATAATAATGAAATATTACCAAGAGTTAATATTAAACGAATTAGATAATAAATCTATAGAAATTTTTAAAGAAGCAAAACTTTCAAGTGGAATAAGACAACTTTATTCAAATATTTTAACATGTGCTCAAGCATATGATTTAAACAATGATAAAGTTAAATGTTTTGCTAATGAATATGTTAATTATGTAGAAAATAAACCAGATCCAATTGGACCTTTATTGGTTTTAATATATACTGCTATAACAGTGTATAATATGAGTAAAAATGCAGGAAGTAGTTTAAAAGATCAAGAAATAAATCAATTAAATCCTATAAATATTAATCAAATTTTATCAAATAAAAAAACTGGAATGGAAATAGAAAGTATAAATGGTACATTATTAACTATCAAAAAAGATAATAAAGATCGTTTTAAGA